TTCGCCTTCGCCTGTTAATCCTGCTTCGCCATGAGATTTAACAAAAGACTTTTTGTAAGTTTCCCCACCATTTAAATTCACTACATGAACTTTATCTACTAAAGTAGATACTTCACGATATGGAACTTCAGCAATTGTTCCTGCAGTATGATCAGGTAGTAAGATTTCTTCACTTGAAACTTGAATTACTCTACCTTCTTTGATTGCTTTACCACGAGCTTCCAATTCTTCGTTTGATTTAGATTTTGTTTCTGTAACCATAGTAGGTTTATAATCGCTCTTAGAAGCAATATTCATTTTCTTTTCAATCATTGCTCGTTCTTCTTGAAGTTTATCTACTTCAGTTTCAAAAGCAGTTAATTTTTCAACGTCAGATTCGTTGCTTGCAAGACCTCTAATTTCAGTTAATCTTGCTTCAATTTCTTGTTTTCTTTTCATTAAATTCATCGTTAATATCCTCCTAAAATTTTGATTTAATGTTTATTTTTTGTTTGATAATTTTTGCTTTTTCATCACGATCAGCTTCCTCCAAAGCCCTTAGTTCAGTCTCCACTAAATCCAAGGAACGTGAATAAATAGAAGTTCCTTCATATGCTGGCAAATCCACTACCGAAACATCATAAAGACGGTCAATACTCTCGATACGTCTAACAGGAATATCGCCACTTCTATCCCAGCTTTGTTTTTTAACTGTGAAAGCAAAGCTCATCTTATCCAAAAGTCCTGAACGAACCATCTTATACACATCTTCATTTGAATGCGTATCGATTAATTCGGCACGAACTTTTAAACCAATATTGTCGACCGACAAAGTAAGTGATTTATTCTTTGTTCTAGCCAAAATTAAAAAGGAGTCCATGTGGTTATACTTCAATGGAACATCCTTCATAAATGTGTCAGTTAAAGCAGATCTAGAAATGACTTCTTTAAAGCCTCTTTCTTCACTACCTATTAATGTTTCTTCTTCGAATACAATTGCGTACCCTTCTAATATCATCTTGCCTTCAGTTTCTTCAAACCTTACTTCTGCAAGACGGACTTCCTTATTGTTTTTCATCCTTTTCTTCCTCCTTCTTATTTGGACTATCGTCTTCGTTTACTTGATACTTATTGGCTTTTGAAGCATCTACATAGTTAAGTGATTGTAATCGTTTATCTCCATTTTCAACTGGTTCTAAACCTAAGATTGCTCTTGACTCATTAAGAGACATAATTCCTAGTCCCATCAATTTTTCAATTGCACCAACCTTAGTTGTCCATGAAGCGTATTGCAATCTTTCACTAAAGAAGATGATTTCCTCGCCATTTTTTAATTGATTATGCGTTAACAAACCTAAAGAAAAAGCCTCTCCCAACTGAATGGCGATAGGCTCTATTCTTGATTCATAAAATGCATTGAATTGATTTTCATCATAACTGTTGTTATAGATTTCAGGACTTACACCAAAATACTCTTGAATCTTTCCTTGAGTAAATTTTAGTGTTTCTGCATCAACTACCTTTGGATCTATTTGTAAAGGTGTATATTCAGCTTTAGTATCCATTGGAATTACAGCTGAATTATTAGAGATTGCTTTTTCTAACATTCGATTAAATTCATCTATTTGTTTTTCTTTATCCGATTCTCTTAACATACCATTTATTTTAAGTAACCCTCTAATTTGAAATGATGAATAAATCGCACCTTCAACACCTTGTAATAATGCATCATTTATTTTAATGGTTTTAAGTAATGCATCGTGGTCGCCTGAATAACCACTACCACCGAACACTTCATTCTTTCCATAAAAATTCTTTAAATGAATAACATTCTCATATGGGAGTTCATAATTACTTCCATCTTCAAAATAAAACTTTAAGAATAATGAATTATCTGAATACATAATTGGTTGAACTACAATAGGATTTAAAGGATAAATGCCTAACAGTTCATAAGTGTTCTTATCATACTTTGGATAGATGAAGCAGTTATCATTTAGAAGCATTAAAGTGACTGATTTGTAGATGAATTGGTAAGGAGTCATTAACTCATTAGGTCGAAACTTTAACACAAATGAGATGTCATTATGTTTCTCTACCTGCTTACCAGATTCATCCTTTTTAACATGTCGCATCTTTAATTTTGCACAGTGAGTTGCGATACGGTCTATACAAACCATAACAACATCACTTTTAGAAATATTGGTTCCAAAAGGTACAAGTGGAGTCTTTGTACCAGTTAGCAAATGAAACTCTGATACAGGTTCTACTTGTTTCTTTTTTCTCGAAAATAAACCCATGTTCGCACCTCCTATGATTGCATTGTTTCATAATCTTTTTTGTAATTATTCAAAACTGAATAAGCAATGATTAACGCCACTGCTCCATCAATCCTTTTATATTTGGAATTCAACTTTGTTGGTTGAATATTCCCATTAACATCTACCTTTGCTTGAGTGTTAGCAAGACACCATTTTAAGACTGGGTTGTTATCATAGATAACAATATGGTTCTTTAAGTCTGCTTCAAGCTGTTTCATTGGTTCAGATAAAGTGAACACACCCTGTCTTACTTTTTCCATCGTAAAACCTGCACTGTCCATTTCATCTATCCAGTACTTTGAGTTCCAAGGATCATAGCCAACCCATAAAGGACGAATACCATAATCCCACACCATGTGTTGGAACCATTCCGTCACTTTACTAAAGTTGTTTTGACTACCTTCGCTTAAAGTTATAAACCCTTTCTTTACCCAGATGTCATAAGGAACGCTATCTTCTTGCATTCGTTTCTCTAATACATCTTTAGGCATAAAGAAATGTGGAATAACATACACTTTTCCATCTTTTTTGATGAGCAATACGCTAGCTGTTAAATCCGTTGTAGAACTTAGATCCACTCCACCTATTGCGTAACAGTCTCTCAAATCTTCAATGTCGAATTTTGTCGGATTATCAAGTTCATCAAATGTTAACCAAGAACCTGCTTCAAGTTGTTTAATATTAAAATCCTTACAAAGCATCGTGACTCTTGTTGCCAAGTCATTTTTTGCTTTATTCATAATATCTTCAAGATAAGCATAAGTCTTGATTGCTCCTAATGATGGATTAGACTTTTGCCATGTTCTTTTATCCTTAAAGATTTCTTCTTGCGAGTCTTGTGTATAAAGCCATGGAAGAACACGCTCATCATCTATTTCCCCTTTTACCATCTTTCGACAATAATCTAATTTGGAATCTAAAAAACCTCCGACTACTTTACCTTCAGTTGAGATGATAAAGATCAAAGGTTCTTTTTTAGTTGATTGTGATTGTTTAATTGCATCATAGACTTTTGAATCAGTCATTTCATGAACTTCGTCAATACATCCAACCTCAATATTAAAACCATCTAGGTTTCTTGATTGCCCAGATAGTTTCTTAATCTTATTTTTGTTTTTTGGTGAATAGATATAAAAGATATTCTTTCTACTTCTTTTTGGTTTTGATAGTGCTTTTGAATGTTCACGCATGTTATTTATTTCTTCAAATAAAATCGAAGCCTGATCATTGGTATTAGAAGCACATACGATATCAACTCCACCCTTTGATAAAAAGAACTCAGCTAAATCAATACCTGCCACATATGTTGTTTTCCCATTTTTACGAGCAATAAGTAGCACCACTTCATTAAATCTTCTTAAACCTGTATCACTCATTTTAAATCCATAAGCGACTTGAAGAAGTGCCTTTTCCCACAACTCTAAAATAAAAGGCATACCATTAAATGGGGATTTGGTATGCTTACAAAATCTTTCAATAAAATTAATTCTTAAATTCCCTGGTTCTTCATCATAAAAGTATCTAGGATTATTTAAGTCTTTAATTAAATTATCTAAAACTTTTCTTAAATCTTCGCCAACTAGAATGTTTCCTTTACAAATTTCTTCATAATATTCAATTAAATAGTTAGCCATTTAGTCCACTCATAAAGGCGTCAAATTCATCATCTTCATCAATTATATTTTTACCCATAATTGAATTAAGTGTTTTGATGATTCCTTGATAAACATTTAGCGTTTGAAGATAGGTTTTATAATAAATTGAAACTCTAGTATTCCCTTTATTGGAAGTTTCTATTGTTCCTCTTTTATTGATTTGCTTTTCCAAAGTGTCTAATTCCACTTTTAAGAATGAAGCCTTTTTTAATAGTTCATCCACCAGTTCAGTTTTAGACTCATCGACATTATCAAATAACTTTTTGAGTCTTTGGTATTCATCAAAAACACAACTAGCCATCTTGCTCACCTTCATCATAAACAGGTGGATCTACTTCTTCATAATTTTCAATAGAATCATACTTTCCTAATATTAAAATATTAGATAGGTATGCACCATCAATTTTTGATTTAAAGACTTTACCTTCACTTGCATATATTTTTTCCATGTGTGTACCTCCTATGATAATGTCCAATTCTTATTAGTGGCTATTGCGATTTGAGAGTCATTTAACTTTGCAAGATTATCGCCACCAAGAGTTAAGGTTTTAGCAGTTGTTCCTTTTAGATTTTTTAAAGCATAGAACATCTTTTCCATACATTCAGCTGTAAGATAAGTACAATTAATAAAATTGGCAGAGCAATTAAATCCATCTTCAAGTTCAATATTAGTTAAAGATCCATTTCCAAAAATTGCATTAGCTGGAATAGCAGTTGTTATACTTTTTGGAATCCAAATTCTAGTTAATTCAGTGTTATCTTTAATTACATAAGTATTTCCACTTAATGTTTTCAACCCATCTGGTAGTTCTAATTCTTTAAACTTTGTTGTCCAGAAAGCATAAGAACCCATAGTGTCAAGATTACATCCTTTTTTGAAACTTACCTTATTTCCACTACTTTTAGAAAGAACATATTTACCCCAACTTTTAATCGTATTAGGAAATACAATATCTTCATCAAATGTAATTGAATATAATGAATATTCATTAAGTGTCTCTAAACAAGAACCTTCACTAAAAGTTAAAGATGGGATTGTTGCATGGTAGAATGCATATTTACCTATGCTTTTTACACCATCACCAATATGTAAATTAAAAGTCTTGTTTGAATCATAAAGGAAATAATCTCCTATAGAAGAAACTGCTTGTGGAAGTTTTAAGGTATCAAATTTCATTGAACATAAACTATCAAGCACATCTTCTTCTTCAGTTTTATTACCAATTCGTAAGATGCCGTTTATAACCACTGCTTCAGTTGGCTCGCTAATGAATGCATAATCACCAGTCAATTGCTTATTAACAATTACATTATCAGAAGAAATAAAAGAGAAAATCCAAATACCAGATTGAACTAGAATTGACTTATTAATAATTATTTCCTTGTTATGAACACGATAGATATAAGAAACATCATCTTTTAAAAATTTAATGTAATGATATGAACCTTCAATCGTTTCATCAAGTTCAAAGACAAACTTAACACGATTAATTTCATCTTCAACACCTATTCTTAATCGACTTTTACTTCCCGTATTTACCGTTCCATCGCCGTTAATTTTGATTTTAATTTCATGCATAGTCAATTCCTCCTATAAAGAAAAAAGAGCCCACGTGAGCCCTTTGTGAAAAGATGGTAAGCATTCATCTTTTTTTATTTTTTTGTTATCGCCCTTTTTAGCCCCTTTGTGGCTCGTTATCTTCTTTCACGGATTGTTTTCCGTATTTCTTTCTAAAACCCCACACGAGCGATTTGTGAGCGTTCTAGTTGCGTTTTACACTTTTACTGTATGCTTCTTTTAGATATTTTATATCTAAGTCGAAATCTTCATACCCTTTAGCACATGTATCTAAGTAATATGGAGTTGGTGGATTGGCTTCCCTAACATCATTCATTATATAGACTAATGCTTTTACTTTTTGGTTGTGAATTTCAATCTCGATATATTCTTTTCTATAAAATGTTGGATAGCCTTCATACATATCAAGGCTTCTTTCATCCCATTCATCAACCAACCATATCCCCACTGGAACTTGTGCTCCTTTCCTATAATTGATTGTTAAAAATGTACGAAATTCTAGTTCGTAATCTTTTAGCATTAATTTACCCATCCTTAATGCATTAGGACATCTCCTTTTCATTTGGCTCACATTTAAATTAGAACCATAAGCAATGTAATAAGTTTTCATTTGTATCTCCCTTCCTAAATGGCTTGTGCAGTTGGAGTACCGTGTCTCCATGCTGCACTGCCACTTAATGCCTTTGTTAAATGTTCTCTACAATGTTTGTAGTCCTCTCCAATTAACCCTATTCTATTTAAGTAAGTTCTCATTGCAAATTTTTCATTTTCAATTTGTGGTTTCTTTGAACTTGCTTGTTTTTGTGTTAAGGCTTGGTAGTTCAATGCTAGTGCAAGGACTATGTAACTTCTTATTTTACCAGCGTGTAGTTCGCTGTTGAATCCCCTTAATTCAATTGTGTGGTGTCCAGTGAAGAAACTGTGAAGGTTTAAGAAATGGTATCTTGAGTCGTGGTAATGTATTTCTCTTGAACCGTAGTATCCTTGGTACCAGATGTCTTCAAGTTGCTTCATTGTTTTTGGTTTTCTTTGGTTCATTCTTTTTACTAATTCGCTATCCATTTTTTGGCAAAATCTCATTCGGTTTGGTTCAATTTGTAAAGCCTTGTAGAATAAGTCGTTTTTGCTTGCGATGATGTTTACAAAGTTTCTAATGCTTCTTACTGTGTGTGGTGCTCCATCTAGGTGGATGTGAATTCCACAACTTGAGTTTGCGAATGCTCCTGCGTGTCTCAACTCTCTAACCAATTGTTGTAGGTTGTCGATGTCTTCTTTGTAAGTTAAGATTGGACTTACTAATTCAACACTGTATTCTCTTGTTGCTCCAACCTTTATGTTTCCTTCTTTCTTTTGGCAGTGGATCGAACCGTCGTACATAATTTTCCATTTTCTTCCATCTGCTTGTTTAACTGATTTTGCATCGTAATAAGTTCCTTCTTCTTTAACTTCGCTATTGAAGAACTTTGCTACAACTTCAGCTGCCTTTCTTCTTGTGATTCCTGTGAATTCAATTTCAATTCCAAATTTGTGTTTTAACATTTTGCTTACCTCTTTTCTTTCTTTCAAAGGACTATGTCCTTTGGCATGTATATATATCACTCTAAAAGAGATAAATAGCAAGTTAAATGTACACTAATTTTGATACAATTTTCATATATTTTTTTGTACTTAAAAAGACTCATTTAAGAGCCTTCAATTATTTCAAATTCATCAAGTTCAGGTATTACTGCAAGACCACCCCAAGTACCATGAAGTTGCCCTTCATCATCGATGTGTTCAATGACGCCTTCTGCACCTTCGTAGTCTGGTTCATCTTTCATATAAATAATACGAATTTTATCTCCTACTTTTACCTTCATTTAATCCACCCCTGGTTTCTCAAATATTGATTTAGGACATACTAGGACATTCCCTACATAATCTCTATCAAAAAGCAAATATGCAATTTTGTTAAAATACAAACCTTTGAGTCTACCTTCTTCATTTACTACATCTAAATATGTAGTGAAGCAAGATGGTAGTATTTCAATGTATCCATCAACAGCAGTTTGCAATTCCTTTAAAGTGAAATACTTATCTTTTGGTTTTACCACTTGAACTTCATGCTCTTTAATAAGTAATGCGTGCTTTTCATTATCTAGTGACCTTAGAAATATACGAACTGGCATCACAATTTTCATATTACATTCATCACAACACCTATTACCTGCAATCGGCGATGGCGAGTTTCCATAACCCACTATCTCTTTTCCACAAATACAACACTTCATTTGAATACTCCTTCCTTAATATTGAATTCCAAAAGTTCTACCTTTTTCTTGAATCATTGCTCTTAAGTTCATGAACTCTTCCCAACTTAATTTATAAGCACTGCAATCGTATGAGATTCTAATCATCAAGTCTCTGCACTCGTTTTTGGTAGATGCTTTTTTAATTAGTTTTTTGTATGTTTTTACTAGGTTTTCCATAATGTTTTCTCCCTTCCCTTTCGGTACTATATATATCACTCTAAACGCATAAAATAGCAAGCATAATAGACAGTTATTTTGATACTTTATTCAAAGAAAAAAGTGGAGTTTAATCCACCTTAATCTTCAATCTCGTCAAGTTCGTATTCAGTTTCCTCAAGGGAGTCTAGGAACCTTTCGATTGTCTCTGCTGTTGATTCAAGCCATGCCTTTCTTTCTTCTTGAAGTTCAGTTAGCTCGTATCTTCCTTCGTATGGTTCGATGTCGTTTGCTTCGCATTCTAAATCTTCCTTAAGGGTATCAAATTCTAACCTTAGGTCGCTTAACTGATCCTTAAGTGCTTCGATGCGTTTCTTGAATTGCGATTTTGTGTATGTTGCCATGTGTGTACCTCCTGCCTTTCGGCATTCATATACATCACTCTAAAACACTAAAACATCAAGTTAATAAACAACAATTTTAATACAATAGTTTCAAAAAGTGACAAACAAAGTTATAAGTCTATTACATAGTAATAGTCTTATAAAGTCCAAAACCCCTACTTTTTGGTACTTTTTTACCACTTTATATATTAGAAAAATACTTTAGTATTTTACAAATATATAAAAAGCAGAAGTCATAGTGAGTTTTCAAAAATTCTGGTTTTCCTAAAATTTTGCCTTCCACAAATCAAGAGTTGGGCGCACGGTACTGTGACAAAAGAAAAAGAAGAGTACCCTGGGGGATTGCTCTTCTTAATCATCTTCTTCTAACTCGTCATCGTAACCTTCATGAGAAACATATCTAACTTCTTCATTCTCATTAAAGGCTTGAATTAAATTATCGAATTCCGATTGAATCTTTTCTAGTAACATCCTATCTAAAGTTTCGTACTGTACTGCTCCCTTTGTATTTGGAAGTTCAATGGTCTCCATCTGTTTCCATTTAAGTTCTAGCAACGTTTCAATTCGTGCCATCACGTCTCTAAATTTTAACTTATTCATATCTAACTGCTCCTTTGACACGAATATTAATGGCATAAACAAAATAATATATCAACTACTATTTTTTGATAATTTTAAACGACTCCATTGATAAGTCGCAGTTGACTTCAAGTAACATCTCCTTAACCTTTTCAAAGAGATCGATTAGTATCTTTTCTTCTTCTGCATAATTCTTATGAGAATGTCTTTTATTAGAACCTAAATTGTAAATTCCAATTTCCTTATTCCATCCATCACTTTCAATTTTAAATATATGTTCGCTTGAATGTGGAGTCTTTTTGTATACCCAAGAACTAACAGGTCTTAGTTGTGTTTGCTCTTTGATCATATTACAAAATCTTTTAATCCACTTTTTATCAACCTTAATTAGTGTTCCTTTGCCTAAAGAACCATCACGCTTCACATAGTTAAATTCAATGTCGTCCCATTCATCGCCAATGCAAATATGGAAACCTGCAGTTTTCGTTGCATCATAAAAGGAAACATCCATGTACGAATATTCAAATCTTATCATTATGTTATCACCACTTTTTTCAAAGCCAAGTATAACACAATTTATTCGATATTCATAATTAAATTTCCTTCTTCATCAAAAGTGTATTCTCTTTTACCTTCAAACCTTCCATGCACCTTATTGTGACATTCATTACAAAGTAACATTAGGTTTTCTTGATTGACCGAAATACTAGGGTCACTAACATTTTGTGGAGTTAAGTGAATTATGTGATGGACTTCAGTACCAAGCCCACCACACTTTTCACAGCACCCTTCTGCACTTGCTATCTTAATCGCTCTAGCTATTTTCCATCTATCGCTTCTATAAAAACGATGAATCTCAATATTTTGTTTTGTTGTACTTTTCATTGAAGTACGCTTTTAGGATGTATGCTTTATTTGTTCTTTCCCATGGAAGATAGATATCAGTTCTACCTACATGCCCATATTCAGCTAATGCTCTAAATGATACTGAATCATCGATAATTTCGTTTCTGATTGCTTTAGGAGAGAAATTAAAGAATTTATTTACTGCTTCTAAGATTTGTTCATTTGTATATTTACTTGTTCCAAAAGTATCTACATAGATTGACACAGGTTTTGCAACACCAATAGCATATGCAACTTGGATTTCGCACTTTCTTGCTAAACCAGCTGCTACGATATTTTTAGCAACATATCTAGCATAGTAAGCAGAAAGTCTATCAACTTTAGTTACATCTTTACCACTGAATGCTCCACCACCATGTCTTCCTACACCACCGTATGTATCACAAATAATTTTTCTTCCTGTTAATCCAGAATCAGCATAAGCACCACCCTTAACAAATTCGCCAGTAGGATTGATTAAGATTTTAGTTTCCTTTGTAATTAACTCGATTGGCACCACTTTTGCTATACATTCATTAACGATAAATGATGTGTAAAAGGCTCTATCTAAATTGTGTTTAGTTTGTTGAGATACAACGATTGTTGTTACACATACAGGTCTATCATTATCATCATATTTTACTGATACTTGACACTTGCCATCTGCACCGAATAGTTCTCTAATTGGACGAGTAAGTTCATCCATTTTAATTGCAATTTTTCTAGCAAGAACTATTGGTAAAGGCATAAGTTCTTTTGTCTCATTAGTAGCATAACCATACATAATTCCTTGGTCGCCTGCTCCATCTTTATCTACACCTAATGCGATATCATTTGATTGCTTTGATACTTCAACAAGAACTTTTAAATTTGCTAAATTTTCATAACCTAAAGATGACAAAACATCTCTAACAATTGACTCATAATCAATTTTGGCATTTGTTGTTAATTCGCCAGCAATTACAACTAAATCATTTTTAATTAATGTTTCAATTGCAACACGTGACTTTTTGTCTACTTTTAAACATTCATCTAAAATGGCATCACTAATTTGATCGCAAATTTTATCTGGATGCCCCTTAAAAACTGCTTCGCTTGAAATTATCTTCATACTTAAATCCTTCCTTTTATTAAAATTGACTTTCTTGACTTATTGTAGAATCAAGTCATTAAATTCCACTTGGTAATCTTTGATATCTTGAAGTGGTATTTTCTTACCATCTCTAAGTAAGAAGCAACCTTCATAACTTTGTACGAATCTTAAATATCGTTTAACGATAACATCAACATACCTTTCATCTAATTCCATCAAACATGAGTTTCTTTGAATTTGCTCACAAGCAATTAATGTAGAACCAGAACCACCAAATAGGTCTAGTACATATTCATTTCTTTTACTTGAATTCTTAATTGCTTTACCTACTAATTCAAGTGGTTTCATTGTTGGATGAAGATTGTTTGCTTTTGGTTTGTTATATTCCCAAATAGTATCTTGTGTTCTATCGTCTACAAAATAATGACCTGCTCCTTCTTTCCAACCATATAGGATTGGTTCGTGTCGCCAATGGTAATCTTGTCTTCCAAGTACTAAAGAATTTTTAACCCAAATTAAACATTCAGCTAATTTAAATCCTGCATTTTTAAAAGCAGTTCTAAAGTTTAATCCTTCAGTATCTGCATGGCAACAATAGATAACGCCACCTGGTTTTACACATTCATACATGTTGTTAAATGCACTAGATAAGAAATTATAGAAATCTTCATCTTTTTGCTTATCATTTTGAATCTTCATACCAGTTGAACCTTCATAATCGACATTGTAAGGTGGATCAGTAAAAATCATATCGATTTGTCTTCCATCAACTAATTTCTTTACATCATCACTAATTGTTGAATCGCCACACATTAATCGATGATTACCTAAAATGAATATGTCGCCTTTCTTTGAATATGGATTTTCATTAAGTGCTTCATTTTCATCAAATTCATCTTCCAAGACTTCTCTATCTAATTCTTGTTCTAAATCTTCAAAACCAAATTGGCTCATGTCCATTTCGATAAATTTTAACTCTTCACTTAATTTATCTAAATCCCATTCTGCTAATTCAGATGTTTTATTATCAGCCAATCTAAATGCTTTAATTTGGTCTTCAGTTAAATCATCTGCAACGACACATGGTACTTCAGTAATACCAAGTTTCTTACAAGCCTTTACTCTTGTATGACCTGCAATAATTACATTATTGGAATCAATGATTACAGGAACTTTAAATCCAAAGGATTTAATTGAACTTGCAACTGCATCTACAGCATCATCATTTTTTCTTGGATTATTTTCATATGCGATTAAATCACTAACCTTCATATGAATCACATTCAGTTTCTTGAACTCCATCGTTCCACTCCTCCTTTCCTAAAGATTGTCTTTTTTCCATTAGTTCTAATTCATCAGCACGCTCACTAAATTCACGACCGAAGTGTTTATTTAGCAAATACACAATTGCTTTATAATCAGGACCGATTTGTTTTTTAGTTCTATGGATTTTTCTTTTTTGTTGTTCGCCTTTACCCTTATCTTCGATAAATTGTTCTTCTTCAACAAGTTCATAACCCATAGCCTTCTTGTATAAAGCACCCATTAGATCTTTTTTTAGATCAAGTTTCGCTTTATGGAATGCTTCATCAAGTTCTGGATGCTTTTTCTTTAATCTAGTAAAAGTGGCTTCATCAAGGTTTAAGTATTGACACATTTCTTTTTGTGTTACCAACTTACGAGAACACTCTTTTATGAATTCAAGTACTTGTGGTAGTTGTCCAGTATCTTTCCACATTTGGTATGTATCTCTTTTCATCCCCATGACTTTGCACCTCCTTTTTTAGAACAGAAAAAGCCCATAGGTTGAAGTTCCTATGAGCTCAATATTTTTGTACTTTTCTACATCTATATCATATCGCATATAGGAACTATCTTCCACTATCATTTACTGCTATTTACTGTTATTTACTATCATTTACTATCAAGTTGCTTAAAAGTGCCATTCCTTCTCTATGAAGACGATAAACACTGCTTGAAGAATATCCTAATTCGCTTGGAATGTATTCCCAACCTAAGTCATGAAGGTATCTGCTAATAAGAACCATCTTGTGATTGTGAGATTCAATTTTTTCAATTGCAACGCTTAATTCATCAAGTTTGATTGATAATTCTTCTTCAAAAATTTTTAATTTATCTTCAGCATCAATCTTCTTAAATATCCATTTTTCAAAAGGTGCTCTTAGGTCTCTAGTTTTATCTATCCTTTCAGTAGTGAAATCGGAGCCACCAAGAGAATGAGACATTTGATCATAATAATTGATTAGTTCTTTTTGACTTGAAATTTTGTGTCTTAAATTTTTAATTTCTTCTATCAATTTTATCTTCATCGTCTCTTACCTCCTTTGATGTTTGCTTTAACAGCACTAATTAATGCTTCTTGTGTTTTATCTTTTCGTTCAAGTGCTTTTAGGATATCTTCATCAATTGTTCCTTCAGTAATAATGTGTTGAATAACAACTGTAGAATCACTTTGTCCCTGTCTCCATAATCTTGCATTAGTTTGTTGGTATAATTCCAAACTCCATGTAAGACCGAACCACACAAGAGTTGATCCACCTTCTTGAAGATTTAATCCATGACCTGCCGATGCTGGATGTATTAGTCCTACTTCAAGTTCTTTATTGTTCCATTTAGTAATGCTCTCACTTGAATCTAGGCAAGCATAATTAATTCCTAAAGTGTTTAATAATTCTTTGATTCGTATTAAATCGTGTTTGAACCAATACGCAACTAATAATGGTTTGCCATTAGCTGCTTCGATGATATCTTCTAATGCTTCAAGTTTTCGATTATGGATTTCTATAACCCTTTTACTTTCATCAGTGTAAATAGCACCATTAGCTAATTGACTAAGTTTGTTGGATAATACTGCAGCGTTAGCAACAGTTACATCATCTTCGTCGATATCTAAAACGAAATCATATTGAAGGTCTTTATACTTTTGCTTTTCTTCATCGTCAAGATAAACTGTATATTCTCGGCTAATCAGATCTGGCATATTCAAGTAATCCTTCGCTTTCATCGAAATGGTAATATCGGATAATTTGTCGTATATTGTTTCTTCTGCAAAAGGCAGTGGTTTATAAGAATACACGATAGTTCCATTTCTTCTATCAGGCATGAAGTATGCATTTCGATAATGAGTAATAAACCTTCCTAGTCTTTTTCCAAAATCTAAGATACGGAACTCTGCCCATAAATCCATCAAACCATTACTTGCAGGAGTACCAGTTAAACCTACGATACGCTTGGCAAGTGGGCGAACCTTTAATAGATTTTGAAACCTTTTAGATTTGCCATTTTTAAATGAACTTAATTCATCAATAACGATCATATCAAAATCAAACTTTACTCCACTTTTTTCAATTAGCCATTGGACATTATCACGATTGATGAAATAGATATCTGCTCTTTGTTTTAGTGCGTCGATTCTTTCTTTTGCATTACCTACAACGACTGAATAGATAAGATCATTTAAGTGATCCCATTTCTTTATTTCATTTTTCCATGTATCTCTTGCCACCCTTAATGGTGCGATGACTAACACTTTATGAACCTCGAAGGAATCAAATAATAAATTGTTGATAGCAGTTAATGCGATACTTGTTTTTCCTAAGCCCATATCTAGTAGTAAAGCTGATATTGGATTATCTTCAATAAACGATGTTGCATAACTTTGATAATTATGTGGTACAAATTTCATCAATAATTCCTCCTATTTGATTTTGGTTATCAAGTACAAATACTTTGAAACCAAGTTCTCTTAATTTTTTATGTCGCTTCAATTGTAATTTTCTAGGTTCTTCATTCGGTGCTTTAACTTCAACGAATGCGACTCTTCCTAAAGCCACAAGCACCAACCTATCTGGATAACCATTTGTTCCTGTATTTGCAAGTTTAAGTGCAATGCCACCTAAACCCTTAACTGCTTTTATTAACGCTTTTTCTATTTTCTTTTCTTCCATAAGACCTACATCACTACGTGATGTGCAAGGGTCATCAATAGTACTTTATAAACTTTTCTTATAGTAAATTTTTAGCCAATTTTTCCTTATAGAGAATTTTTAGTAAAGACCCTTGAGGACCCTTGCACTTTTTGATTTTTCCTTACTATGTAAGGAAGTCGTAGAATTCATCATCGACTTTTAACTTAAGCCCTTTGATGTATCTCTTCCTTTTTTTAATAAGTTTGTCGTATCCATTGGTTTCAAGTGCGTTATAAAAGTCTAATGCGTTGCGTTTATATTCGTTTGTATCATCACAATACTTGCAATACGCTTTATAAAGGTCACTAGAAGATTCAAGATAACTTGCATCAACTTCACAGCAATCTTCAATAAAATGATGGAACCAGTCATTTTGTTCACGATACTCATCGATTGCATCTTTTACTACTTTTGGAACAGGAATTTTATATCCCATATCAATAACTTTTTTAGCTCCTTCAATAATCCAAGTTAAGATGTACTCGCCTGCATTTTCATAAAGATAATCTGCATAGTTTTTGATATCTCCTGAACCAGTTAATTTGTTAGTAAATGGAATGACAATCAAGCGACGCCATATCCCCTCATCATTGCCTGACACCCTAGGTAGATGGTTGGTATAAAGAACGAGTGTATGGCATGGAGTAAAGTAAAAAGGATCCTTATATTTCTTTTCAGCGAACACTTCATCAGTAGAACATAACTGCTTAACGATTGAATCATTAAGTCTTGCACCTTCTTGTGACTCACTTGCAATTAATAATCTTCGACCATTCATTTCTGCCATTTCAGGTTTAATGTTTCTTCTACAACCAACCGTTAAAGTATCAGCAGATATTTTTCCACTATATAAACCAAGCACACGGAACACACTATTCCAGAATGTTGATTTACCATTACCACCTTCGCCATAAGCAATAATCATCGCTTCGACAAACACCTTCCCAATAGCTGCTAAACCACAAATCATTTGTACATAATTAATAAGCTCAGCATCAGATTTAAAAATGGTATTTAAACAATCAAGCCATATCTTTTTACCTTTATCACTTGGAGACACAGCTGTAATTTTAGTAATAAAATCTTCTGGATCATGTGCTCTTGCCCCTAACATTCCTTTTCTTAAGTCATAAGTGGCATTAGGTGTATTAAGTAAAAACGCATCTGCATTAAGTAATCGTGTGTCGATTTCAACCATAGGTCTAATCTCTTTTAGCGTCGCAGTTATGGATTTGGATTCTCTACGATTTATAGCAAAATCCTTATATGTCAACGCTTCACGATATTCCTTAAATATATCCATTTCATTTTCATCAAGAGTTGCCTCTATCTTCTTTGAAGATAGCCCTGCAATAACATCCAAGATTCCTTTTTGTTTTAATTTAGAATGAGCAGCGATTATTCTCTTATCTGCTTCATTTAATTGTCTACGAGTTAATTCATGTGCTACTGCTTGAGCCCCTGGTTCACTCTCTTGCCAATAATGACCACGATACCTAATAAAGTGAGTTGCTGGAGAGTACCTTAATTCATTTTGAAAATGCTTCGCTAGTACTTCTGCTTGTCCTACATCGGAGTAGTCTTCTGGTTTATATGATGTATCATCGTTATACACTTCTGGTGGTACATAGGTTTCCTCTTTTGAGATTCTTCTATAGAACCTTAACGCACTTTGCCAGATAGTATTTAATTCATCTTCTTCCATTGGAGTTTCACACTTTTCTGCTTTAAGTAAGAATTGATTATACGCTTCTTCAGTGGCACCAAGTTTAACTAGGATTCTACCTGCAAACTTTGATAGCGTTGAGTTGCGTGTTCCATCTTTAATGACATCATTGAAATGTGCGTCGAACTCTTCTTGTTCTAAAAATTCAGTAAGATTAGTTGTTCCATGTACAATCATCACTTTTGGCGATGAAGTTCCAAAGAAAAACCTAGCTGCATCAAGTGCTTGTTTATCAAAATACGGAAATATTGAATTCAGTTTTTTCTTTAATCCACTGTACATATTCGGATCAGTAATCGGATCTATTGGAAATAGTATGTGGAACTTAGGTCTAGCTGCTTTCCCATTCTTTTCCTTTAAGTGGTTTCTGCTATAATGTACTGCAAAAGTCACATTAGGAAAGGCGTCAATTACATCATCAACACGAACCCAATCTCGTGGATCTTCCGAGTGATCATTGTCGCAATCGACAGGAAGACAATTTGAACCTAAAAAGTTACTATTATTTCGGTAGTTTTCTTTATATTCTGCACATACATAATCGTGCATAACTGCTTCCTTTAAAGTTTCTTCATCCACCACTTCTATCCTTTTTGGATATAAGCAATTCGATGGATTACCTGTATAATTTGCACTGTAAATTGTAAACATTTCTTTACATTTATCATTCATAAAATGTCCTCCTAATCTTTCTTATAAAAGTCGGTTTCATAACCATCAGCTCGTAATAATAAGCCGTCCGACCAACTCGGAACTTTCCCCATTTCTTCACACAAGAATTTAAGTGAAATATCATGAGGTGCTTCAATTACAATTTCGTCATGAATATGCATTACGATTTCATAATCTTTAAGTCTTAACATTGATTCGCATAGAATATCTCTAGCGATTGCTTGCACGATGTTTTCGACAAATTTTGGTCCGTAACTTTCTAGTCTTTCCCACTTACGAGTAGTGCCTACTCCTTCATAGGTAATAGATTCTTTACCGTATTCGTCTATTATGATTTTTGGTTTGACATAAGCGAGTCTTCTTCCACTCGGTAAAGTGATGAATAAGAACCCACTTTCATATGTGAACTTAATACCATGTGATGAACACGAGCATCTTCTATCAATTGCAAACTTAACGGCTTTATCAATGTCCCACCAAAGTTTCACAATATTTGGATTAGATTCTCGCCACATTCTCACTAATGGTTCAAGTTCGTCTTCTTTTAATCCCATTTCAAGAGCACCCATAGATTTCAAAGCACCTACTGAACCACCATAACCTAGTGCTAATTCTGCAATTTTACCCTTTTGTCTTAGGTGTGAATTAATGCCGTGTTTCTCTACAGGGACTTTAAACATTTGTGAAGCAGATGCACAGTAGATGTCTTCCCCTTTCTCGAAGGTTTTTAGCCTCCACGTT